CATGAACGTCGAAGAGCCGGTGTCGTAGTCGGCGAGCGTGACGGTGTCAACCGTCTTGCCGCCGGGGGCCCGCCACGAATCCAGGTAGCCGACCGCTTGACGGTCGACCAGTTTGAGGCCGAGTTGGCCGTCGAACACTTTGAAGATCACGGGATCAGACATCGGGCCTCCTAGCCGGTTGCTGACAGGGTGAGGTAGTCGGTGCACATGGTGGCGACGGGGGCGTACAGCTCGACGGTGACCTCGAAGCCACGCAGGTTGGGGCCGCCGACATCGACGGAGCGGGCCCGGAGGCCGACGACCCGCGAGTCAGGGGCGGGCTGGTCGAGCCAGGTGCGTGATGACAGGAGGCTGATGACGCGGTCGGTGAGCTCGTAGAGCAGTTCCCAACCGGAGTCGTTGCCGCCGTCGGCGACACACACGACGTCGATGACGGTCGCCCAGTATGAGTCGTCGTAGCGGGCCGACCCGTTGGCGACGTCCAAGAACACGGCCGGGGCGGTGATCGCGGCGGGCGGATAGGGAGTGACCCGTCCGGCCGGCAGGTACTGGTTACCGCCCAACGGGTCGGTGAACAGGCCGGCCCGCAACACGGCGGTCACCGCCGACACCGCCGAGGACAGGACGTCAGCCAACGCCGAACCTCTGCTTACGCGGGATCACCAGCGACCGGATCGATCGGAGCCGGTCGCTCGAGATGCGGACGGGGACGGTGTCCGCGGACCAGGCGTCGAGCACGCCCCACGGGGCGTCCTTGGTGCGGTACACCTCGATGGTGAGCTCGACGGCGGCCTGGGTGACGTCGGGCATCGTGGTCGTGTCGATCGGGTCGACAGCGTCGAGGTAGGCGTCGAGGCGGACGGTCGCGACGTCGGCGGCGTCGGCCACCCGGCCGGCGTCGACGTCGGTGTCGTCCATCCGCAGCACCGCCAACGCTTGGGCGGTGATGTCGTTGACGTCCCAGACGTTGGCGACCGGCGGGGTGACCGACGCGTCCGACACGTTCAGCCGCCGGCTTCGGTGACGGTGACGTCGTCGGAGAGGCTGCCCGAGCCGTCCGATCGGGACACGGTGACGGTGTAGGTGTCGGCCGCCGCGTAGTCGTGGTCGGCGGATCCGTCACCGGCCGTGTCGGTGGTCAGGGTGCCGGTGGAGGTGTCACCCCAGTCGACGTCGTAGCCGTAGTCGGACAGGCCGCCGGTGAGGGTGACGGTGGCGTGCAGCAGGGTGGCGGTCACGGCGATCGTGCCGGCCACGTTGTCGCCGGTGTTCTCCCAGATCGGGTCGAGCCCGACCGCTTGGCGGTTGGGGTCTTCGAAGGTCATGGCGTCTTGGTGATCTCGATGATCCCGGCCGGCTCGACGACGAGGTCGGTGAAATAGCCGGCGTAGGCGACCTGCACACCCAACACGCTCGGCTCGGTGACGGAGAGCTGCCCGATGCGCTGCTCCCAGCATTCGAACGCCGCGGTCGACGCCACGATCATCGTGCCGGTGTCGAACCCGGCCGACATGATCACCGTGATCCCCGAGATCGCCCCCATCGCCCCCTGCCCGAACTGGCCGGCGGTGAACCCGGTGGATTGGGCGTTCTGCGGGTTGATCGGGGCGAACAGCGGGCCGACCATCCCCAACATGTCGGGGGACACGAACAGGCCGAGGCGGCCCTGGCCTTTGACCGCGGAGTAGGCGGACGCGGCGGCGGTCCAGATCGCCCCGGCCACCGCGGCCGGCGTCGGGGTGCCGGTCGGGATCGTCGGCCCCGCCGTCGTCGCCGCGTCCAGATCGGTGCACGCCTTGGCTTCGGTCAGGATGGCGTACTGGGAAGCCAGGTCGGCCACGACGACATCCATGATGTTCGGGCTGGACCAGTCGATGTTCTGACGGCTGACGTTGACATATCCGCCGTAGGTGCCGACGGTCGCCGTCAGGTCGGAGATCAACATCTTGCGGGAGGCGAGCTCGGTCTTTTCGGCTGACTGGGCGGCGACCTGGGTGTGCTGGGTGACCTTCGGGCGGGTGAACGTCGGGCCGCCCGGCAACGGCTGCGGACCGAAGAAGGCGACGACGGGGCGGGCGGCGTCGACGAACTGGACGACCGGGCCGACGACCGGCTCGGGGATGATCCCCAAGTTGTCGGCAGTGGTCTGATGGGCTGCGGCCCGCCGGAATGTGCCGAGGCGTTGGCGGGAGTCTTCGTCGCCGAGCGCCGCCCGCCAGGCGTCGATGGCGTAGGCGCCGGCCGAACGGTACATCACCTCGTCGGGCACCCGGCCGGTGCGGCGGGCGTCGTCGAGTCGGGTGCGGGCGGCGGTGTCGGCGGCGATCGCGGCGTGGGTGTCACGGGATTGCTGCTGGACGCGGGCCGCTTCGCGCAGCGGGTCGATCTGGCGTTGGAGTTGCCCGATGCGTTCCTGCGCTCGGGCGATCAGACCCATTTCGGCGTCGTTGAGGTCGCGGCCGGTGGCCTCGGCGTCACCGGAGAGGCCGTCGATGAAAGCGTTGCGCTCGTCCTGTTCGGCCATCAGCCGGGACAGCAGGGCGTCGGTCGTTGCCATTGAGTCCCCCCTTTGGGGCGTGCGTGCGCTAGTGGTGCACGGCCTCTCTCAACGGCGGCCCGACTCTGTCGGTCTCTCTACGCCGGCGGCCTCGAAGCGGCACTGTAGCGTCGCTCGGCCCGCCAGGCGCGCACCTGATCGAGCCGTGGAGTCGCCGGGCCGACGCCTTGCAGTTGGTCCGGTGACGGCCGGCGGACGGCGAGCACGCCGGCGCCGACCTCGCCGTACACACCGAACGGCACCAGCGACAGCTCTTGGAGGAACAGCCGGGTCCGGCGCACCTGGCGACGATCGGCGCTCCACTCGTCGCCGCCGGGCAGCGGATAGGCGGCGATCGACAGATCCAATACGCCGTCTTGGGCGAGGGCCAAGGTTTCGTCGCCGAGCGGGGTGCGGGTGATCAGGCACGAGGCGAGCAACCCGCGTTCGTGGGTCGAGTCGATGGTGGTGCAGCGGCCGATGGCCCGGGTCAGTTCGTGGTCGCGCAGCACCTTGACCCGCCGCTGGCGTTTCTCGATCCCTTCGAACGCGCCGCGGGCGATCGTCTCGCCGTAGGTGCCGTAGACGTCGTCGACGTCGACCTCGACGTCGTAGGGGACGGCGAGGGCGTCGATGATCCGCTCGGCGAAACGGACCTCGTGTTCGACGGCGGCCCGGGTGAACGTCGGCAGATGGTCCGTCACGTCTGGACTCCTGACAGTTCGAGCGCCGATTGTGGGTGGGGGGCGCCGGGTTCCTGCCCGAAGCGTTCCATCGCCCGCACCTCCGCCGCGTACAGGCCACGGCCGGTCTCATCCTCGATCGCATGGAGTGTCGAGTAGGCCTGGGCGCGTTCACCGAGCCCGGGCCGGACGTACTCGTCGCGGTTGAGTTCGCAGCCCTGACCGAACGGCAGGGCCCACCCGGCGAGCGCCGACATGACCATCTGGGCTTTGGGGCGTAGCCAGGCCCGCCAGTGGAAGTCGTAGATGCCCTGCGCGTTGTTGTACGTGAGGGAGCCTTCGCCGGAGGGGAGGGCGATCAACGTTGGGGGGGTGCCCATGAGGACGGCGATGCGGGCTTCGTTGAACTGGGACAGTTCGGTGAGCGCCATGTCTTTCGGGTTGACCTGGAGCGTCTCGATGGTGACTCCGCCGGATAGCACCGCCGGCAAACCGAGGTTGGCGACGCGCGAGGCGAGCCATTGTTGTTGGAGGTCGGCGACCTGGCGGGCGGTGAGCTCGTCGGGATGGGTGAGGGCGAAGGCGGGGACGCCGCCTTGTTGGGCGAGGCGGGTGGCGTAACGGCACAGGACGTTGGCGGCGACGAGGCGGGCCCGGCCGGCCTCCAGCGGGCCATGCCCCCGCGCCTCGGACGGTGAGGTGGCGTATGGGATCCACAGGATGTCGGTGGTGACGTCCTGTTCGTCGATGTAGAAGCGGCGCAGGTTGCCGATGAAGCGGGGTTCGACGGTCCACGGGTCGACGACGTGGAACCGGGCCGGCCAGCCGGTGGCGAAGCGGGCCGTGCAGTACAGGAACGCCTCGCCGAGCTGGAACGACCAGAACAGTTCCTTGGCGAACATCTGCCATGACACGTAGCGGTCGGGGTCCGGGTTCCGCATCCACATCACCGGGTCCAGCACGTTGCCGGCCGAGTCGGTGCGGTAGATCGGCATCGTCGCCAGGACGTTGCTGTTGAGATCGAGGCAGGACCAGGCGGTGTCGGTGCAGGCCTGCAACGTGGACATGGCGGATCCCCAGTTGGGGACGTTCCATTCGGCCGGCCAGCCATCCCAGCGTTGCGGGAACAGGCCCGGCCAGTCCGTGGCCGGGTCGAGGATCTCGCCGGACGTCGCGACGTCGGGGCCGACGGAGTGGGGGGCGGTGGTGTCGTCGATCGGGTTGCCGTTGGGGGTGTCGGGCGGGCGGATCGCCCGGGTGAACCGACCCTGCGCGTCTCTCGAGGTCATGTGTTGATCCCGTAGTACGTCTTGGCCCAGGTCTGGAGATCGGTGGTCTCCTGGGCGGTGAGGGCCCGGCCGATGACGGCGACGTAGGGGATGTTCCCGGCGAGCTGGTTGACACCGCCGGCCGAGCCGAGCTTCAGTCCGCCGAGCGTGTTGGTGCCGGGGTTGCCGATCGTCGCACCGCTGTAGGTGGTCGTGTTGATCCGCACCGTCGAAGTGGCCCCGTTGATCGTGGTGACCGTCAGGAAGGCGCCCGGTCCGACCACCGCGGTGCCGAAATCACAGACCGTCCCGGCGTACGCCTCAACCTTGCTGCTCCAGTTGGGCCGCAGGAACTGGCGCCCACCGGAAGCAGTGTCGAACGCCATGAAGTTGGTGACGGCCGAGGCCAGGTTGAAGATGACGACGACGGTCGCCGGTTGCGGCGTGTCGGTGGCGGCAGCTACCGGGAAGCAGCCGGCGGCGCTGACATCGATGCCGGCGCGGTTGTTGAGGGCGGTGACCGCGCTGCGATAGGTCATCGGTGGCGTAGTGGCGGTGAACGCCTGGCCACCGATCGCGCCCGGCCATGATGTGAACGTCGCTCCGTTCGCCGGTTTGCCAGCCCAGCCGGGATCGTCGGCCCACCACGCGTACTTCCACGGGATCGACGTGAGCGGATTGAACCCGCCGCCGGCGGCGGTGCCGGCGGTGAGGATGTCGAACCAGACGACCGGCGGATATCCGATGACTGGTTGGGTGGCCACCGGTGACCGACATTAATCCTGACCGACCCGTCAGTCAGGAGATGCGGGGGTCGGGGGAGCGTCGCTCGAGGCCGTACAGCGCCCAGATCGCCGCCCTCGCCAAATCCGAACGGGGCCCGGGGACGAGAGTGAGTCCGCCGGAGGGGGCCGGCACCACCCTCGCCGCGGCCAGCTGGGCGTCCAAGTCGGGGGTGTCGTCATGCAACAGCCGCCCGGCGGCCAGCAGCTGGCGCAGCAGCGGCAGACCCAATCGGGTTTCGGTGACCCCGGCCCGCTCGACCCGGGCCAACCCGATCCCCCGCGGCACCTGCTCCAACAGGGTTGCCCCCACATACAGCCGGGACCCCGGGCGGTACTCGGCCAGGCGGGCCGCCCAGCCCATCGCCTCGGCCCAGTCGGTGCAGCACCAGCCGCCGATCTCAACCCGCCCGTCCAAGGTGGCGACGGCGGCGGCGATCGCCGCGCCGTGCCCCAAGTTGTCCTCTGCGCCGATGACGTAGGGGCCTTCGAGTTCGGCGGTGCCTTCGGCCGTCTCCCAGTCGGCGAGCTCGAGCAGCAGAGTCCCTTTGCCCCGTTGGGCGTGGCGGGCCGGCCACCGGTTCAACCACTGGGTGTCGAACCCGGCGATCGGATCAGGCTCCGAGGCGTCGGCGACCTCGCCGGACTCGGCGCGTTGCAACGCCTTGGCGACGTCGCGTTCCCGCTGCGTCGACCAGTGCGGCGACGCCGCCCGCCACGTCGCCGGGTCGGCCCGGTCGGCGCCGGCCGGTGGTGACCACTCCAACAGCAAGTCACCGTCAGCCGGATCGGCCAACTGTTCGAAGCATCCTGCCCGCCGGCCGGGGAACAGGGCAGTGGCGTTGCGGTGCGCCGTCGACGTCAACCCCAACTGTGGCTGGGCCATCTCGGCCTGCGTTGGGATCAGCATCTCGTCGACCGTGGCCGGCAGCACATCCCAGCACTCGTCGACAGTCGCCAACCCGACCGACAGGCCGTATCCGGACCGTTCGGACCGGCCCAGCCAGCGGGTGCCCAGATCAGTGGCCTCAATCTCCTCGGCGCCCTTGACCAACCCAACCTTGTGCGGACCGCCGGCGAGCTCGTCACGCTTCCACGCCAGCAGCGCCGGACGCATCATCTCGCGCAGGATCGCAATGTCCCGCGACACCGACAGGATGACGTCGTCGCCCTCGACACCGAGCACGGCGACACCGTCGTGCAGCCGCCAGTCGCACAGATCACGCAAGAGGCGGGACTTGCCGGATTGGCGGGCCACCGTCAGCAGCCAGGTCCGCCACACCAGAACCCCGTGGACGTCGTGCTCGAGGATGCGACGGGCGGCGAGACGCTGCCACCAACGCCACGGCTTGCGGTTGTGCGCGCACGCCCACACCTCGGCTCGCGGCCCGTACGATCCCACCGCCGCCGGGTGCGGCACCGTCATGAACCGCGGCCAGGTCGCCTCCCCCGGCACCTCGAGCAGATCGTCGAGCCAGTCCACCCGCCACACCTCGTCACCCGCCCCGAAGCCGCCCGGCTCATGGATCTCGACGGTCCGGCGGGCATTCCGCAACCGGTCCCGCGCCACCTGCATCCCACGTCCCAACTTGCCGCCCTGTTCCCGGGCGTGCACCGAACAGTGCGGCATGAGGACACAACAACCCGAGCCCGGCACGTGGTTGTGCAGCGCCAACGGCGGCACGTGGTCGGCTTCGGTCGCCGTGCGCCGACACCCCGGCGCATGGCACAGGGGATCATCAGCGAGTAGCTGGCGTCGCGCCCCTTGGTACGGGCCGCCGTAACCCGTCGTCTTCGCCGGCATCGGCCGCCATCATGCCCTGACCGGCGCAGACCGGCCCGATGCGGCCCAGACCGGGGAGAGAGTCCGCTGCG